AAAAGATAAACGGTCGTGGGCGTACAGACCTAACGCTGTGCTAGGATCGCTGTGGCCGAGGGCCCTTGCAACGGCACTGTAAGAATGGCCTGCTTTCAGATGTTCCGTAGCAAACATGTGCCTAAAGGCGTGCGCTGAATACTCTCTACCCAGGAGACGTAGAGTTTGTAATTTTATCCGCGCGGTTGCAGAGGACCGACTGTACGGGCGGCCGCTGTGTTCGAAAACAAACTTCGAACCTTTAAAATTATTCATCAATTCGTTATACAACTTCATGGAGATCTTAGTTTTCCTTTCTCTATTACGCTTCCCCCTCAGCGTTACCGAAGCAAAGCGGTGGTTAGGTTTCACATCAGCCACGAGCAGTCCAAGCGCTTCGGAGATCCTGGCGCCTGTCTTACCAAGAAACAGCACCAGCAACCTTATTGTCTCGTCCGGGCACTGAGCCGTGAACTTGTCGAAGTCTGCCTTCGTTGGGATATTGTCAGGGTCTACCGTCAAGTCCCTCTTCATCGGTCTGATCTCATCGACGTACTCACAGATGCTCACATAGTCGCGGCGGCTGATATTCCCGTCTGCTCTGAAATACTTCTTCACAATGTTTTTCAAAGCACCAACCCTGCTGTTAAAGGTCGCGGCCGATATACCCGCGTCCTTAACTTCATCCTTCAGCACCGAAATATAAGCAGTCACAGTTGCATCATTCAGTTTTCTATTCTCATCCTTCATGTAATCAATAAACTTCTGTGCTGAGCTCCCATAACTACCTTTGTACTGCTCCAACTGGTCATACTGATTCTGCGCTACAATCTCCTTTTTCATGATTCTCTCCTTGAAAAGATATTTGAAAGATCAGTGCGCTGGCCGGGATATAGGACCGACCAGCTGTGTTATGTCGCTCCCTACTATGCAGAATAAGGAGTGCAGCCGAGGTAAGAAAACCGCTTACCCCGGCACAGAATGAATATAAACAGAACGGTAACCTGCCACGGGGGAGGAAGATGCAAAAACCCCGTAACCATAGGCAGTGAAACCGCAACTGAAAATCAATCTTTAAACATAGTCTTGAACCCACTTCTGGTACTTTTACAGGGAGCATCTGAAGAGGCCTCCTGTACTGGAGGGACCCCTTGCACAGGATTGTGCAATAGTCCGCTCATAGTCTGCCTCATACGCTCCTCGGTAATAGCCCAGGGTTCATCCAGGTCCACCTTGCTGCTGTAGGTATAGTCAGGCTCCATCAGTCCTTCATAGAAGTTGATATCTTTTGAAGGACCCGCAGCACTGAGCTGCACCAGAGCGTTGGGGTTTGCTGGTACATTACATACGCTGAATTCTCGTAGCTCCTGCTTACGATAGATCAGCTTCAATTCACTCTTATCATCTTCAGGTATCTCCACCTGTATCGGGAAGAACCCGACACTCCCTGCTTTGATATACCCTGACTTAACCTTACGCTCGACTTCCTGCGCGAAGGAATCGTCGGGGTCAAACTGTACCTTTCCCACGAGTCGGCCTGATCGAGTATGCGGATTCAAAACCCGCCCGATTGCAGGCCTAGCATAGTCATGGGACCATAACACTACAGGGTTTTTCTTGAACTCTGCAAGAGTCCAGCCCGCTGTGTCAAACTGTTCGAAGTCCCTGTCGAGGCTCTCATCGGAAAGTACCCAGGAGATGCTCCCATCGGTGTTTGACTTGAACATAGCGTCTTTGAATAGCACTACATCCTTTGTTACATTGCCTTTGCTGTCAGTGTTATGCTTGAAGAAGTGTATCGTTTCCTTGATACCCACAGGGCAACCTGTTGCTCCGTTTGAAGATTTAAGGAACATAATCATAGGTCACCTCCTTAACTGGCAGCAGTTGTGATTCTGACAATATCTGCAGGAACGCCACACGCAAAGGCCTGCCGCGTTCTTATTCTGAAAAAGTTTTCATCCGATTGGACTGAATAAAATGTGCTGTCATAATACCGCAGCTCCATTCCTATACGGGTTCCGTGGATGGCATTTCGCATATTGCCAAACAGCACGAATGGTGTTGATACAGCAGTCTCACTGACAGGAGGCATAGCATCACTTAAGAGGACCGGATATGACCAGGCTCTCAAAGGAGGGCCAACCACCGGGTCCCAAAAGTAACGTCCTGCACCGTCCTGTTGATCAGTTAAAGCTGACCACACCGTGGGATGCATTACAAAGGATGCATTCCGTCTTTGCTTCGCTGACGTCAATGAAGCAATGGCAGCCCTCAAATCTGACCAGGTTAAGCTATCAAAGGTGATACCATCGATAACATGAGAAGCACAGCTGGTGTTATTCAGGAGGCCTACACTAGGTGCAGAATCTGAGGCGAGGATCTGCTCTTCAATGACGTCAAAGGTAAGAGCCTCTGCAGCCTCTGTTCTGAGCAGCTGGCCAATGTTGATAAAAGTGTCATCCATTAATTCGTCTGAAACGCCGACAAATCCTGCGTATGTTTCACATTCCAAATCAACATAGCTGAAGGTTGGGTTTTGCTCTGTCTTGTCTGTGGCTTCATTTGTGACCACCGTAAACGCAAATTCAGTTCCCGCGGTGGGGTAACGGAGGAGCCGATTTTCCATAGGAACGTTACGCACTGCAGGGATAATCATACTTGCCCCGCCTTCGGTCCTGAGTACTATTTGTTGATAAATATAAGCTGGTAGCAAGTACTGACCACCAACGGTCGTATCCGAGTCATCACCTGTCAGGGGTTCACCCAGGTTTGCCTTGCCCAGGCCTCCCATAGGATAGACCTTAAAGTCACGGTCATGCTTTGTACCGCGCACTCGAGCACCACCCATCTTGGCTATAGTAGCTTCGTCGCCTTTGACAACGGCCTTCAGATAGCGGCCGAATTCGGCAGTGAGCTCATCATCGTCGAGCTCGTTGGCACGCTTGTACTTGTCCTCCATTAAGTGCTGCTGCAGGTCTGAAGCCTTGTCCACAGCTTCAGACAGTCTGTCAATCTTGTGGTCCGTATCGTCAGACCAGTTTTCAAGTTCTTGTTCATTGTTCAATTTTGGCATATTTATAACCTCATTAAGTAAAAGTTGCGTCCCTCTTATCCGGGCCAGCAACACTGAGGTCACGCCTATGAGTGGGCGGGTCATTGTCCGATGCCTTTCTCGTACCGCTTTGGATGACGGCACCTCTATATAATACACCTTGGTGTACGAAATACAAAGCTTTTTTTACGACGTATAGTACTTATTTTTCACGTATAAAAGGCCGCCCGGTCCTCATAGCCGAGCGGCCTACTGAGATACTGCAACTCCGACGCCTTCTCCTTTCAGCTGCAGTTAACACTGCAGAACGATTATTTATGGTGTACCTGTTGTGATTGTTGCTGATGTATATACGTTGCTCGAAAAGTCACTCACATCTGAAACATCGATGGAACCGTATAATAAATTTGTCCCTAGATTTGAGCTATTTGTCAAAATGTTCGTGGCGCTCCCATCTGCTGACACAACCGAGGTTGCCGTAACTGCACAGTACAATAAAATATCTGCGTCCGAGCTTGGGTTCAATCTCCAGAATAACGTGGTGCCTTGCAAACCATCGGTGTTGATGTTGAGGGGATAGCTGACAAACTGCCCCTCAAGGACTACCCCTGCCGGTGAAGGTGCTACCCATGTAACACTGCTAATCGGCGGATAATCTTCCAGTATACGCAGCGCAGCTTTGACGGTACGTTCTGGACAGTACAATAATGTGAGCCTCCACTTCGGCAAGGCTCAAGTCCCGTGGTTCAGACTTTGCTACTAAACGTTTTTCATGCATCATTGTCACTCCTTCCTTTTTAGTTGCACATAACTTACACACATTGTATACTTTTGGTGTAAGGTGTCAAATACTTTCTTCATTTATTTTCAGGGGAATATTACATTGAAGTTAAAAGCATCTGGAGGTGTACGGTTGAACTCAAATAAAAAGAATGATGGTGACTATGCAGAAATATTCATGGAAGATACCAAAGCAGTTAATAATGTGCGGATGGTGATCTTTGTTGATGAAGAGTTAAAGACATTCTTGGAAGAATATAAAAATAAACATGAGCTCAAGAGTATTGGCACTGCGGCAAGGTTTATCATCAGATGCTGCCGTGCACATTATCACGCTTGCTGAGACGGCCATACTGGCCCGTGGTTAACCGATATAAATTTGAAGTGCTCCAGAGCACAGCTATTTGGAGGTAAAATTGAGGCTTAAACAACGAGTAAAGTCATTGGAGGATGATGTACGTATTCTTACTAAAGAGGTGGAGGATCTCATCAAAATGATGAAGAAGCAGATACATATGAAAGAGACTCTCCAGGAAGTAAAAGCAGAAGTAGTAAAACAGCAGGTAATTATGCAAGAACACTCTGCTCTGCTGGTGCTGCTGAAATCCCTGAAATAATCCTACTCATTGAACCCGCGCAGGATACGATCAGCTGCTTCACGCTTCCCCTCCTTGGACAGGGTGGGCCCACTGCCCATGAATATCTGCAGCGGCGGAGCCTGCCGCGCATACCACACCGGTAGACATACTGACAAAATTAGGTCATCGTGTGCGCTTTCACGTACGCTATCATAAGTATCATGTCCAGCTGCAGATAGCTTGTATTTGAAGGTCCTGACCTCCTCGATCAGTTTCTTTGAGTACTTCAGCAGCTTGCTTATCCGGAGTTCACCTGTCTGCAGGCCAGTGAGCACCGCATTTACCAAGTCCCTCTTCGGAACATGGAAACCTGAATCTTCATCTCCTGACACGTTGGTTCCGCCCGTGATGGTAACGGGAACAACAACAGCGTTAGCCTGGTTAAACATATCAAGTACAGGGGCTCCCACACCGGTCTTATCCACGACAATGGTGGCGCCGTTCAGCTTTGGCTTATCACAGAGCCCGAGCACGTACTTCACGATGTCGGGATACTCGGAACCGAGGGGAACTCGCTCCAAATGCCCGATTCGGAGATGCCGCACCTCCTCCTCATTATCGTGAAGTATCGATATTGCCGTATAATCATGTGCCTGCCCCAAGTCTACCCCAATAATATGTCTGCCCATTCTTCGTCCCTCCCTGTATAGTATTCTTCAATATCTAAAAATGGCTCTATGCTGTCATCCAGGGCACGCTCCACCAGGGTTGACGATATGGCCTGTCCCTGGAGCTCAATGAAGCGACAGAAAAACTCCTGCTCATACCACAGCTTTCCCAGCTTCTCAAACTCCACCTTCAAGTAGCTCTTCTTAATACGCGACACCTGATCTGCTGTTACCGAGATCCGGTGCCACTCATCCCTGGAAGACCCCGTCCACTCCTCGTAGAAGTGCCCACGCTTACCGAAGGGGGTACTGGCCAGCAGTAGCGTTCCGCCACTCGCAGCAAGCATGGGCCTCACGGCTTTGTATAATGTATCTGGAGCTCGTGCAGCCTCATCTTCAATTATCAAGTCAACAGCACTATGGCCCCGTACTCTTGCTTCATCTGCTGGAAGTGATATTATCCTGCTGCCATTCGTGAATGTAGCTGAAAGTGTATTGTCCTCTGGCAGGTCCGGAAGTGGACGTACCTTCAGTACCAGCTGCTTCACCGTATGGAAGGTCAGCTTGCTCTGCCGTTGTGTGGGTGCTATGATCAGAGTCAGACTATCCGGTATGAAGAGTGCAGTATGAAGAGCCTTCACTGCACCGATCAGGGTCTTTCCGCTCTGCCTGCTGCAATTCATTATGATATAATGGCTCTTGCTGCTCAGTGCTTCACGCTGCCACTTGTCAGGCTTTATCTTGAGCACGTCTTTGCAGAATACCACAGCATCTGCAGCAATCTCTATATCATGTACTAATACTGACACGCTCCGTTACCTCCATGTCACCGGTTTCCGTTTCCTTGATAGCTGCCACTACTGCTGCTCTGGCTGTGGGATAATCCTGTAATGCAGTCATCAGTGCCCCACGTATACGAACCCACTCAGGCGTATGGTGTACGCTCACGGTCTTCGTCACCATATCACCGGTTAACTTTGCTTTGAGCTCTATAATGGCCCGCACTTCGCGTATAGCGCTCACGGCTACCGATAGATGCTTTGCCTTCTCGGCAATGTCCAGTATGTGCAGAGTACGGTCCTCCAGGGCGACTATCTGATCACACAGACTGTCTGCAGCGCTTAAGGTTGATACCTTTGTAGTTTGTGCTGTCATAGCTCCCATATGCTTCTTATGGCTCTGTACGGGGGAGGTACTGAAGCCGTACTTCATCCCTATTGCAGCGTATGATAGCTGGGCTTCGAGTATATCCTTCTCGATCTGCTCCCTGTTATCGTGAAAGCAGATAGTGCAATGCTTAGGCATATTAACTCCCTATATCTGACCTTATGTAATGTCACATAATCTAATATATGTGCCCTTTTGGGGTTTAAGCACCCCTTATTGACAGCGTTATGAGTAAAACTATTTTCAGTAGTTGCGCAACCACTTAAATACCTCGTACTTACTGCTGTCACACACGGTGACGCTCCATATATGGTGTATTTCTATGTGTGGTTTACATTTACGTTAAAAAAACCGTCTCTATGTGACACACTGTGACACCTTGTGACACCTTAAACCTATAACTCTATAGAAACTCTCTAAGATACAAAGGTTTTCAACTGTCACGCCCTGTCACACTTTTCCCCTCCACCCCTCCTCCTCCTGCATGGGGATGGGAGAGAGGAAAGGGTTTCAGGGGCATTACTTATTCCCTGTTACACATGAAGCACTGATCGGGGTGATCCTCATCGTTGGCCAGGTTATCATAGAGCACCAACCCTTTATGCACCATGTTGTTTCCATGATACCTGCATAGAGCCACACCCTTCCGACCTAGGGCTGCAAAAGGGTAGTTCCTCTTGGAGAAGACCCCATCGGTGGTTCTATCCCTGTACCAGCGGAAGACGCGGTGCTGCAACTCTTCATTAAGTGTTTTCTGCGTGTACGGCATCGGCTCCCTCCTCCGGCTTATCGTTAAGCTCGCGTACCAGGTCTGTGACCTGCTCGCCTTCTTCAGGGAAACCCCCATACACTGCGAACAGCCACGGCTTGTTAGGCTTGTCACCCTTCTCGCTCTTGCCCTTGCACACAATGGCTACGTCCATGCCTTCGGAGATCAGCGCATCCTCCAGGCACCGCTGCAGCACAGTGGGCGCAAAGATAGTGACCACTTCACCCTCAGGCTGCCTAATGGTGAGTTTCATTGACATCTGACCACCATCACCGAACTTACTCTTCACGAACCGCTTAGTGAGCAGCTCCCCATAGACCTCCTTACCCTCGGACCATTTTACAACTTCACTTCCACCTTCTGCTTTGCGCGCCTTCTCCAGCATATCCTCCAGCGCTTGTCTGTGACGGTCATGATTCATCTTTACTACCTCCCGAATAAGATTTTGTGATGCCCAAAAAGTATCGGGCGTCTCGACTGTGTTCGTATCGAAAACCACGGCTTTCCAGCTCTCCCTTCAGCCAGGATGTGCTCATATGATATTCGCCATTATCCTTGCACCAAGTTCTATAATCTTCATAAACCACACTGGTCTGGACTCGGCCCAGCATGTCAATCGTGTAGTTGGTCTCGATGAAAACGGCCAGGGTGTCCATGTCCTCACGGTACTTGCCCACCGCCTCGAGCACCTGGAAGGCTATTCCGAGCCCATCTTTTTGAAACCATTTAAAACCTTCCACCCCCCAATTTAATATTCCCGGCAACTCTTCATACAGCGCCTCACGCAGCCGTGGGTCCTCAACGAGGTCATTGTCACCAACCCGGACGTTGAAGGGGCAGAGGTGAACCCGGTCCCATATTGCTGCATCCGTGCCCCTGATAATCGGCCTATTATTAGTACTGAGCCACAACTTGAACACAGGGGTGTATGTGAAAAACTCCGCTCTGAGAAACCGTGCGCTGATAGGATCGCCACCACTAAGCTGCTTGATCTTGCCCTCATCCAGGCTCATAGATTTCCCGCTCTCATAGGCTGTGACGAGTCGAGCTCCGCGGAGACAAGCCAGATCATTTGGGATTGAATCTCCAGAATTCCTGCCCTTCACCTTCAACGTGCTGGTGGGGGTAGAGGTTGCGTAATCCTTCATTAAATGCTGTATGGTATTCAGAAATGTGGACTTGCCATTCTTACCGCTGCCATGAAGTATGAAGAAGGCCCGGGCGCTGACATCACCGCTGAGGCTATACCCAACAGCCCGCTGCATAAACTCCTGCATACTGTTGTCAGGCAGAATCTCCCGGAGGAACTGCTCCCACCTGGGGCAGGTAGCTGCAGGGTCGTAGGCGACGGCTGTCGTTTTTGTTATAAGATTATTGGCGTCATGCTCCTGGAACTTACCCGACTCCAGGTCCAGTGTGCCATTCGTACAGGTGAGCAGGTAGGGGTCAGTGTCGAGGGCTTCCTGCCTGATGGGGATACCCTCAAGTTCTTTGGCAATAGCCACCATGCTTTTAATATTGAAGTAGGATTGACTCTTTAAAGCCCATTTCCAAAGTGCTGTTTTGTCCCGATCACTGCCCATTGCCGAGGCTTCGATCACCATTGAGGAGATAGTGCGAAGAACATATTTCTGAATAATGCCTTCATAGTCTACTTTCCAGTATCCATCTTTCCAGACAAGCCACTTGCCAAAGTCGGAGCAGTACCGCATTAAGCCCTGGTGCAGACCTACCAGGCGCCTGGCATTACCAGTGTCGGTATTCTGAGGCTTGCCGAGGGTGTCGAGGAGGTCATCTACCCCCGAGACTTCCTCCTCACTGAAGGGTTGCTTATCTGGTGTAGGTGTATTACTATTAGTATGACGGTCATCAGTATTCATTATGTACTCCCATATTCTGAGAATCAGCCCCTCATATCAGGGGCTGTTTTTCGTTATACTTTCTGTACTTCAAGTTCACGTGCCTTTTCAGCAAGCACTTCTTTAACATAATCAGCATATGTAGTTTTCTGCTTGGCCGCTTCACTCTTGAGTGCGGCACGCACGTCATCGTCCATAGAACGGACTCTCAGTTCTGCCATTTTAGATAACCTCCATCTGTTCAAAAGATAAACGGTCGTGGGCGTACAGACCTAACGCTGTGCTAGGATCGCTGTGGCCGAGGGCCCTTGCAACGGCACTGTAAGAATGGCCTGCTTTCAGATGTTCCGTAGCAAACATGTGCCTGAAAGCGTGCGCTGAATACTCTCTACCCAGGAGACGCAGAGTTTGTAATTTTATTCGCGCAGTTGCAGAGGACCGACTGTACGGGCGGCCGCTGTGTTCGAAAACAAACTTCGAACCTTTAAAATTATTCATTAATTCGTTATACAACTTCATGGAGATCTTAGTTTTCCTTTCCCTATTACGCTTCCCCCTCAGCGTTACCGAAGCAAAGCGGTGGTTGGGTTTCACATCAGCGACGAGCAGTCCAAGCGCCTCCGAGATCCTGGCGCCGGTCTTCCCCAAAAAGGTGACCAGCAACCGGATCGTTTCGTCAGGGCACGATCTGGTAAACTTATCGAAGTCCTCCTTCGTCGGGATGTCGTCAGGGTCTACCGTCAGCTCCCGCTTCATCGGCTTGATCTCATCGATGTATTCACAGATACTTACATAGTCGCGGCGGCTGATATTGCCATCTGCTCTGAAGTACTTCTTCACAATGTTTTTCAAAGCTCCTACCCTGGAGTTGAATGTTGCAGCTGATATACCAGCATCCTTAACTTCATCCTTCAGCACTGAGATATACGCGGTCACAGTTGCATCGTTCAGCTGTTTATTCTCATCCTTCATGTAATCAATAAACTTCTGCGCCGAGCTCCCATAACTACCTTTGTACTGCTCCAACTGGTCATACTGATTCTGGACCACAATCTCCTTTTTCATGATACTCTCCTTGAAAAGTTATTTTAAAGATCAGTGCACTGGCCGGGATATAGGACCGACCAGCTGTCTTTTTTGCTCCCTACTATGGACAATAAGGAGTGCAGCCGAGGTAAGAAAACCGCTTACCCCGGCACAGAATGAATATAAGCAGAACGGTAACCTGCCCCGGGGGAGGAAGATGCAAAAACCCCGTAACCATAGGCAGTGAAACCGCAACTGGAAATCAATCTTTAAACATAGTCTTGAACCCGCTCCCAGTGTTTTGCTTAGGAGCAGAGGCCTCCTGCACTGCAGGGATCTCCTGCACAGGGCCGTGCACCAGCCCGTGCATGGTCTGCCGCATACGCTCCTCGGTAATAGCCCAGGGTTCATCCAGGTCCACCTTGCTGCTGTAGGTGTAGTCAGGCTCCATCAGCCCTTCGTAGAAGTTGATATCTTTTGAAGGACCCGCAGCACTGAGCTGCACCAGAGCGTTGGGGTTCGCTGGTACATTACATACACTGAACTCTCGCAGCTCCTGCTTACGATAGATCAGCTTCAAGTCACTCTTATCATCTTCAGGTATCTCCACCTGTATAGGGAAGAACCCTACACTCCCAGCTTTGATATACCCTGACTTAACCTTGCGCTCGACCTCCTGCGCAAAAACATCGTCGGGGTCGAACTGGACCTTGCCCACGAGTCGACCTGATCGAGTATGCGGATTCAAAACCCGCCCGATTGCAGGCCTGGCATAGTCATGGGACCACAGCACAACAGGGTTTTTCTTGAACTCTGCAAGAGTCCAACCTGCTGTATCAAACTGTTCGAAGTCCCTGTCGAGGCTCTCATCGGAGAGTACCCAGGAGATGCTTCCATCGGTGTTTGACTTGAACATAGCGTCCTTGAATAGCACTACGTCTCTTGTCACATTTCCCTTGCTGTCGGTGTTTTTCCTGAAGAAGTCTATACATTCATTGACACCTATAGGGCAACCTGTTGCTCCATTTGAAGATTTTAGAAACATTAACATAGGTCACCTCCTAACTGGCAGCGGTTACTAGATGTGCAAATGCGCTCTCGCGAATCGCCTTAACACCAAACCTTGTGCGGTATCTAAAGAAGTTCTCATCGTCTTGGACGGCATACATGGTTTCAGAAAAATACTTCAATTCCATGCCCATTCTTGAGCCTAAAATTATTTGGTCAAGTGGGCCAAACACGGCTGCCACAGTTGCCGTACTTGAATCGTCCTCGTCAGGCATACTGTCGCTCAGATAAACGGGATAGCCCCAGCAGCTACGTATAGGTGAACGTGCGGGATCGTAGTAATACTTTCCCGATCCATCCTGCATGCTCGCAAAAATATCCCATACGGTTGGGTGCATCACATATGCACACCGCTGCCGTAACCGCTTCGTGGTGAGGGCATTTTTTGTGTTCCTTAGATCAGCCCATGATAAACCATCAAATGAAACGGAATCGCTCACATAATCCACATTGGATGTGTACTGCGTGCATCCGGTGAAAGGGGAGGTTGCCGTGAGGCATTGTGCCTCGACAGTATCAATGTAACTTTGCCCTGCCATCTGCCGGATCCATGCACCGATGTCAACGAAAGTATCCTCCATAAACTCGTCTGTCACACCAACCCAGCCTGCAAACGTCTCACATTCCAGGTCAATAAAACTTAGCGCCGGTTTATGCTCGGTCTTATCCGCAACCTCATTTGTAACAAAAGTCAGATCAGCCGTGACGCTGCCCTCGATTGGCCACCTGATCAGCCTTCCAGCCATTGTTACCTTGCGCAGCTGCGGTATGATCTCTGAGGTTGTATTGGCATAGCGCAAAATGGAATCGCCATACAAGCGTGTGGGAATCCCATACGATGCAACCGTGCCACTATCATCACCTGTGAGTGGAGTTCCTAAATCTGACTTATCTCGGGTAAAGTTCCGTGAACTTGTACCGCCCATGTCAGCAATGACCGCCTTGTCACCACGCATCACGGCATGGAAGTATTTGGCTAACCTGTAATCCGAAGCCTCGTAGCTCTCGGAGTTAACATCCTTGTGGTCATTGAAATTAAGATTGAAGAGGTCCCCCTGTTTTTCCACAGATGTGGCCAGCAGGGTCATCTTGCGGTCTGTATCATCCGACCAGTTTTCTAATTCTTGCTCGTTATTCAATTTTGGCATATTTATAACCTCATTAAGTAAAAGTTGTGTCCCTCTTATCCGGGCCAGCAACAGTGAGGTCACGCCTATGGGTGGGCGGGTCATTGTTCGATGCCTTTCTCGTACCACTTTGAGTGGCAGTACCAGTACAGTATACAACTTTATGTACGGAAAGCAAAGGTTATTTTACGACGTATAACACTTATTTTTAACGTATAAAAAGGCCGCCCGGTCCTCACAGCCGAGCGGCCTACTGAGACTCCAACTCCGACGCCTTCTCCTTTCAGCTGCAGTTAACACTGCAGAACGTTTATTATCAGTAATTTCCATACACCACATCAAACGATGTGAGTACTTCGCTTGCAAAGTCTGACTGTGTGGAAATCTGCACCCTCACTGGATAATCATTAGGCATGAGTGTTCCACTGTTGGTTATGGAATTAGAGACTGCGCCACTTGCCGTTAGAGTGCTTGCACTCGCCATAGTGCATACAAGCAACGCATCAGCATCGGATGTCGGGTCGAGTCTCCAGTAAATTGTAATATCATCCGAAAAGGGGTATCGACTTGAACGGTGAGAATGAAGCAGAAATACGCAATTTGGCAGAAATCGGATCTGAAGTTCTCATTACAGGTTATTTGACACAGTATTCTGATAAAGAATGGAAGCTTTCACCTGAACATAT